CTGTACGTGTAGTATGGTGGGATACAGAGGTGTGCGGTGATCAGGAGTTCAAACCCCATGAGTACGATAACATTGCAACGCTGATGTCTCCCAAGGGCGGTGGCGGTACAACACCAACATGTGTGACTGAGTACATTGCAGAGAACAAGATCAATACCAATGCGCTCTTATGGTTGTCTGATGGGTATTTGTTCTGTGAAGACCCGCCAACCCCATGTCCCTCATTGTGGGGTATCGTGGACAATACCGAGTTCGTACCACAACACGGCAAGGTAGTAAGGATTCAATCATGATGCGACTTATACCCGTAAGTATCTGTAAGAGATACATGTCCGAGCTAGGACGTGAGATCAGCGAGATGCTAGAGACTAGCCCTTGGATAATGGATGAGTATCACCTCATACATGAAGCGTCAGGCATAAAGTTTTGGGTAGCAAATGGGTATGAACATTTCAAACTAAAAGACGTTAGTGGCATGCTACTGTCCGAGTCGAGGTTTAACAGACTGTTGAACGCGTGGGATTATCGTGTGCTGTGGGAACAGTACGGCGCGCTGTGTACGCGGACTGCCAATCGTAAACTGCAAAGCCATCACAATGAAGTTATCAACCGAATTAGATTAGCAAAAATAAAGGAGAGCAAGATATGACAACAAGATATAACTTAGATACATGTGCAATGTTAGTAGAGTTCAACGCAAGTGTGTGGACTGCAAGGAAATTAGACAGGGGTGTGACCGATGAGGTTGTGTCCAATAAGAATGCGGGAGCTAAAGATTCCGCTCGTGTGAATAAGAACCTGTTGGCGGGTCGTGATGAGTTGGCTGACATTGTGCAGTTCGTTGGTAAGATTCGCCAGTTTGTTTATGACAACACGTTGCCGTGGAGTGACTCAGGTCTGCGTATGTTACCGACTGTTAACTTTGCTAAGTTCTGTGAGAAGATGTCGGACTTTGAGACTGACTTCACTAAACTTGTGCAAGACTTTGTATACATATATCCTACGCTCATTACGGCTCAAGCTATGGCACTCGGGGATATGTTCAAGCGTGATGACTATCCAACCGCCAATGAGATCATGACCAAGTTCGCATTCAGGGTTAACTATATGCCTATGCCATCAAGCGGTGACTTCAGGGTTGATGTGGGCAATGATGCACAGAAGTACCTACAAGAACAACTGGAGCGCGTGGCACAAGAGCGTGTAGACAATGCGATGGCGGACATCAAGCGTAGGATAGGTGAGCATATGAAGCGCATGTCTGATCGCTTGACAACCGACTATGTTGCGGGGGAAGCCAAGCAAAGACGTTTCCATGACTCACTTGTGGATGGTGCGCTTGAGTTGTGCGACTTGACCAAGGCTCTTAATGTGACGGGTGACAAAGATCTTGAGGATGCACGACGTGCGCTTGAGTCTGCATTGCTTCACACAGATGCCAACGAGTTGCGTAAGAACGAAGCGGTTCGTCAAGACACCAAGAAAGCAGTTGACGCTATACTTAACAAGTTCTCATTCTGATGTTGTCCCCTCCATTTCCTGAGAAACTTATTCCCGTGGGGAACAAACCTGTTCCCTTTAATCCTGCTAACCATGAGGAAGCTCCATTTTGATTACAACAAGCACAGGTATACGTATCGGTTGCCGATACAATCCGAACACAAACTATAACTCGCCTGATCAGTTTTGGCTTAGAATTCTTCTGTACCAACTTAAATGCGATAATAGAAAATGAGATTTGCATCGGGGTATTCATAGTTGCTAATAGGTAGAAGAGCCTGATAGATGTGGCACTACTTAGACTAAGTCAGTACGCTTCCCCGATGTTAAAAGTTTATGGGCGTACTGAACCTCCTGGTACCACGAACAGAGGGGGCGTGGAATCTATCTTTCCCCCTCACCATTTTTTATAAAGGAGAGAATGTATGAATGAAATATTAGATTTTCTTTTGTTAATAGGTGTACTGAGCGTAGGTGCAATATGGATAACGGCAGTATTTTGTTTTATGCTTGTTCTATGTGGTGGTCATGATGACTGAAACAAGAGAAGTATGAAAATTAGTTTATGGAGGAAACGTGCTATGCCAAGACCGAAGAGTGAATTTACAAACGGCGTTAATGTGGGTTTTCGCATGAGTAAAGAACAAAGAGATATGTTCCAAGCGTTGGGCGGTATTGAGTGGTTGAGAAACTATTTGAACCGCCAGTTGCGACAGGAAGCTATTCAATTAGGTTTAACAAAGGAGAGAGACGATGGAAAAGAAAGCAGATGATTTTCAAATTGGAGGCACTCATTACAAAGAGATGCCTGTGCAACCTTGGACAGTAATGGAAAACGTCCTTACTCGTGCCGAGTTCATTGGGTTTTTGAAGGGCAATATTATTAAATACTCTATGCGTGCGGGGCGCAAAGGTGCGACAGACGAAGATATAAACAAAGCATTTCACTACATTGAAAAACTTAATGAGGTGAATTACTAATGGCGATGACGCCTGAAGCCAAAGTTAAAAAGGCTATCAGAAAGATTCTTGATGAGTACAAGGCGTACTACTCTATGCCAATTGGTAGCGGGTATGGTAACTCGGGCACGCCTGATTTTCTTGTGTGTTACAAGGGTAGGTTTATTGGTATTGAAGCAAAGGCGGGGGAAAACAAACCAACCACATTGCAGTACGATAACTTACACAGAATTCAACAGACGGGGGGAATCCCGTTGGTGATTAATGAACATGGATTATATTTTTTACAGGAGGTTTTAGATGGAATCAAATAACAAATTTAAAGATATCGTGGACAAGATTGTTGGTGACTTGGGTGAAGATGAAAAACAACACTTACAATTTTTACTTCTCAAACTACTAGCGTGTTATGGTAAAGATAGTGCCCTGAGTGCCGTGGTTATTTTCGGTGATGGAGAAGGTGGAGAAATTGCGATTGCTTCGGCGAACGCTACCCATATGTTAGCTACTGAATTAATTGCGATTGCTCACGAACACGTACAAAAACAAACCATGAGCGGTGCGCCTCCTAAAGAAATGTTTAATTAACACAAGGGGACAAGAATGACACAAGACAAAGACATGAATGAGATATTTGAGTCGGCATTTACAAGCGCACTTATTACTGGAATAGGAGTTGTAAAGATAAGCAACACAAACTCAGGTATGGAATGGGAGGCGGTAGCACCTGATAAGTTTTTAGAGCTTTCAGAAGAGCTTAAATGGCGTGATCAGAAGAGGTTCAAAGGGGACAAGAATGATTAAAGATACAGCGGTACAAATACTTTTGGAACACTTTAGTGAGGGTATGGTACGCACTATTGTTGATGCTATTGCTCAAGATGAGCGCGAGGAGTGTGCAAAGGTGTGTGATGCGTATGACAACGGTAGATATTCAAATGCCGCAGATTTGTGCGCTGAATCTATTCGTGCAAGGGGACAAGAATGAATGAATATTGGTTCCAATTAATTGTAAATTTAGCATTGATTGTCGCTATTGTTTTTCTTGTATCGAATGAACATTATTGGTTTGCCTTTCTTTTATGTTTTGGAGTTAAAGTTGTTGGCAAAGATCTTAAAGGGGCCAAAAATGACACAAGATGAAACTATTGAATTGGCTAGACAGGCTGGATTTTTTGTTAGGGAAGATGAAGCGTATAGCCCATCGAGTCAAGAAGACCACGAACTAACGCCTTACCTCAAAACCTTTGCCAAACTAATAGCAGAAAAAGAACGTGAGGAATGTGCAAAGTTGGCAGAAGAAGTTGGACGATATAAAAATGAATATGGAATTGCTAATGCTATTAGAGAAAGGGGACAAGAATGAAACATAAACACGCAGAATTAATCAAGGCATGGGCAGATGGTGCTCAAATTCAAATTAGAGATGATTTGGATGATATATGGTTAGATACTAATTCTCCCTCATGGGTTGCAGAATATCAATACAGAATAAAACCAGAACCTAAGCCAGATGTTGTTAGGTATTATGAAGTTCATAAAGAATTTGGGGGACCCTTACAAAGCCCTTTCCACAACATAAAAGCCACATATGATGGTGAAACAGGTGAGTTGAAATCAGCAGAGGTGCTCTCAAGGGGACAAGAATGACTAGAAAAGAAATTTGGGAAGACTTTATAGCACCTATTGGCGGGGCAACGCTTTTTGTTATTCTGTTTGGTATAGTAATAGGATTGATATTATTATTATTATTATTTTGTGCGCTTTCCGCAGTGTTTAGCCCAACGCCCGAGCAAAAGGCTGAATTAAACAAACCAAGGATTGTTTCTAAATTTGAAGACTGTGAGATATGGATATTTCAAAACACACATTACGTTACAAGGTGTGGCAACCATACAGTAACCGAGCGCCATTACTCAGAGTATTGTGGCAAAGGATGTACAAGACAAAAAGTAGAAAGGATTGAGAATGACTAAAGAAGAAATATTAACTAAAGATTATGCGTTAGCAGTTGCACTTGAGGCACTTGTGTTGGCTAGGACTCTTTCAACTGGTAAAGCGAGTGATCAATTTCATAATGCCATAGAAATTATTAAAAGAACATTTATAGAACAGCAAAGGGACAAGAATGACTGACGAAGAAATACACAACATTTATTTGCACATGAGTGGCAAAGCAGAGGGGTTGGTTGAAGCAAATGGCACGGCTGACTTTCCTGTATTGTTTGCTAGAGCAATCCTTGAATACGATAGACTGACAAAAGATGCACAGAACATGGCATCTAAATTTACCCATAAAGAACAACTAGAAACCAAAGATGAGTTTGTTGGTAAGTTTGCAAAGTTTACTGATGGTATATGGAGAGAAGTAACTGATTATTCTGCGGGAATTCCTTTTTACACAACACCACAACAAGGATGCGCTGAATGTGGAATTGGTGGTGGTTATGCGTTGTATTGCCTTGCGTGCGCTGAAAAATATGTTAAGCCTGAATGGATAGGTTTGACACATGAAGAAATATCAGTCGAATGGTTTGCAGTTTTTGATGCTGAGCCTGGCATTGGAAAAAATATAACCAATGGTGTATTTGATTTTGCTAATGCAATAGAAGCTAAATTAAAAGAGAAGAACACATGAATGAAAAACTAATGGTCGATAGAGCTTGTTTCGAGCGTGGGTGCATGGGACTTCCTAATCCGCACGAGAGACTGATTAAAGAAGATGAGGTTGTGTGGTTGGTGGAGGGGAAAGAGTGGGTAGGTCTGACAGACATAGACTTGGAATACCTTTCAAACAAAAAACTTGGGGCGTACGACCTGTGTCTTGAAGTAGAAGCTATGCTGAAGGAGCGCAACACATGAAATACCCATCATATTGTTGCCAGAAGTGTGGAGAATTGATTGGATGGCTTGGTCGAGTCATGCCATTTCACAAATGCAAGGAGAAAAACAGATGAATGAAGTTTTAATGTCTGGATTTGGAGTGTCTAATAAAGGATTTGGTTTGAGTGTAAACACGACACATGACGGAAGCACTATTACGTTCACTTCAGGAGATATCATCAAAGATATTTTGACTGACCCTATAATAACTAATAACGGCAAATCAGTTGGTGAGCGTAATATTGAATGGCTACACGAGAAGCTAGACGAATGGATTAAAAAACAACTGGAACTCGACAAATGAGCGCACCATACAAAGCTATCGTGACTGTGGACTTTGAAACACGTTGGGATAGTAAAGAGTACACATTAAGTAAAATGACAACAGAGGAGTACATTCGTGATAAAAGATTCAAAGCGTTCGGGGCGTGTCTCCACGACTATGGCTCAGACAAAACTATACAATGGTATCGAGGTGATGAGTTACCTAGAATCCTTTCAACCTACAACTGGAAGGAAACGGCGCTCCTCGCCCACAACGCCCAATTCGATGTCTCCATCCTCAGTTGGAAATACGGAATCAAACCCGCTTTTATATTCGACACCTTATCGATGGCACGAGCTTTACGGGGCGTGGAAGTTGGAAATTCCCTTGCCCGATTGGCTGAAGATTTTGGACTCCCTCCCAAGGGAAAGGCAGTATATTCAACAGACGGACTCGACGAAATTCATGACCGCAATATTGAGCGAGAGTTGGAAGAATATTGCAAACACGACGTATACCTATGTGAACAAATCTACGAGAGGTTGGCACACGGCTACCCTATTAAGGAACTCAGACTCATAGACATGACACTTCGTATGTATACAGAACCTTTATTGGAATTGGATCAGCGCATGTTAATTGAGGCACTTACGGATGAAAGGGATAAACGTGAAGGACTATTACAAAGGCTCGGCGTGGATGAGACTGCACTCGCTTCGAACAAGCAGTTTGCAGAACTACTTAAAACATTGGGAGTCGACCCCCCAACAAAGATTAGCAAAACAACCGGCAAACAAACGCTTGCACTTGCTAAAAATGATGCGCACTTCCAAGCCCTACTCAATGGAGAAAATGAAGATGTTGCCCTCGTTTGTGAAGCACGCCTTAAAGTTAAGTCGACTACCGAAAGAACTCGGGCGCAGAGGTTCCTTGATATTTCGCAAAGGGGTGCATTACCGGTTCCGCTATCGTACTACGGAGCGAAGTCGGGTCGCTGGACGGCGTCCAAAGGCTCCGCTATCAATATGCAAAACCTCAAACGAGGGTCGTTCTTACGCAAAGCGATTATGGCTCCCGAAGGCTATCAGTTGGTCGTGGGGGATCTCTCGCAGATTGAGCCGAGAGTACTTGCGTGGTTTGCCGATTACGAAGACATGCTCGATATCTTCAGGAGTGGCGCTGACGCTTACGCCTCGTTCGGTGCGCAGATGTTTAACATACCAGGACTTAGTAAAGAATCGCATCCCGACCTACGGCAGTCTGCAAAAAGTGCGCTCTTGGGTTGCGGGTATGGTCTCGGTTGGGCATCGTTCGCTACGCAGTTACTCGTGGGCTTTCTTGGTGCTCCGCCAGTCAGATACACGAAAGACTTTGCGAAGAAGCTTGGGGTCGACAAAGAGTACGTTGAGAAGTTCTTGGAGAACAAAGAGAACCTAGAGAAGATGGCAGACATCCCGCACACATGTACAGACGGCGAACTGCTGATTCACTGTGTAGCATCTAAGGCAATCATCGATATCTATAGACGGACGGCTCAACCTGTAGTAAGTTTCTGGGAGATGTGCACAGAGATGATGTCTCGTTGCCTTATTAATGGTGAAGAGATGCAATACAAGTGTATAATATTTCGCAAAGGCGAGATTGAATTGCCCAACGGCATGAAGCTTTTGTATCCTGATTTACGCCAAATCAAAGATGAAGACAAGAAAACACATTGGGTGTACGGCGCAGATGCAACGAAGCTATATGCAGGGAAAATCACGAATAACATCATTCAAGGTGTCGCTCGTATCGTTATGACGGATGGTATGCTCAGGGTACAAAAGAGGTATCCTGTGAAAGGAACTGTGCACGACGAGTTAATATGCGTTGTGCCTGATGAGGAAGTGGCTGAAGCTAAGACATGGGTCTTGGCTCAGATGACTATGGAGCCGAGCTATTTGCCCGGTATACCACTCAACGCCGATGGTGGCGCACACCGCAGATATGGACTAGCAAAGAACTAAGGAGAAGCAATGATAATACCAACAGCATTCACAATAGGTAAGAAAACGTACAAAGTAAATATACACAAGCACATACCGGGTTCAGACTCGATGGGGCAGATTCACTATCACAAAGGGCTGATTGAGATTGCAACGCATAGTGTAACTACTGGTGAACCTTATCCTGAACGAGAGGTAGCAGACACGTTTTGGCATGAGATCACGCACGCTATTCTTAAGGATATGGGTAACGATTTAGAATCAAATGAACTTTTCGTTGGGGCGTTTGCAGATAGGTTGGTAGATGTCATCGTCTCCGCAAAAATTTAAGTTCCCCGATGAGCATAAATATGCGCATTTAGGTGAGGAAGAAATGCATATGCTCATGGACTTGGCGAAATACAAAGTAGAGAGACAGATAGGGTGGCTCGGGACAAATTTAACTGCTTGGGTTTTAGTAACTCCTAAAGATGAACATTACACACTCCCGACTTGTACTGCTGATCAACGTACACGAGAAGCTTTTCTTATGTTTATGTGTTTGCATGCCGGTGAAAATTATCAATAACTACTAGGAATCTTATGGATATCAAACCAATCGCTTGGTCACACTCATCACTTAAAGACTTTGAGGGATGCGCTAGGCGTTATCATGAAACCAAGATACTAAAGAACTATCCGTTTGTAGAAACCGAAGCCATAAAGTATGGTAACTTGCTACACAAAGCGGTGGAGAACTATATTAAAGGTACTCATGAACTAGACGAGCGGTTTGAATTCATGCGCCCAATCGTGGACAAGCTCAAAGCAAAAAAAGGACGGGTGTCAGCTGAAACAAAAATGGCTTTAACAAAAAATCTTGAGCCATGCGACTGGTTTGATAAACGTGTTTGGGTAAGAGGTATTGCGGACATGTTGATTATTGACGATGAGGACTTGACTGCATGGGTGATTGACTGGAAAACAGGTAGCAACAAATATCCTGATAGGGATCAGTTGGATCTTATGGCGTGCATGGTGTTTAAGATACATCCGCATATTAGAAAAGTGAACGCCGCCTTGATGTTTGTATTAAAAGATGATATGGTTAAGACATCCATGACCCATGAGGAGTCTGGCGCAAAGTGGTGGGAGTTTAGGGAACGCTACGGCAAGTTAATGGACTGTGCAACTAACGATGTGTGGAACCCAACACAGACCCCGCTTTGTGGATGGTGTCCTGTTAAGACATGTGAATTTAATACCAAAAGAAAGGATTAAAAATGGCTACTAAAAAACGTGATTACAAAAAAGAATACCAACGTGACTTAGAAACAGGCAAGTCGGGGCCTGACTCTGATCAACACGAACGCCAACGTGCACGTAGGATGTATGACAAATTAGGTATTGATAGAAGTGGTAAAGATATTGATCATATCAAGCCATTGCGTAAAGGCGGAAAGTCAACCAAAGGTAATTTAAGACTGCGCCCCAAGAGTACCAACCAAGGTGACAACAAGTGATAAAAACAGGAACAACTGTAAATAATGTAACACCTGTTTATACTTTTGTAGAGTCCCTTGGTGTAACTCCAAAAATACCTGAGTTTGATTTGTCTGCATCTGAACTTAAATGTGAGCAGTTTGATATGAAGATAAGTGACTTAGTTAATTTGTGGTTGGCTAAGTATGGTAACGAATGGGTAGACGTTCAAGAAGTTAAGCACGATAACTATTACAAATATGTTTACGCAAGACTTAAAGCAGTAAGCGAACTAGAACAACACTACTTAACAGACCGCTCGAAGTTTGTATGTAGGAAACCAGATTAAAACAAAGGAGAAGTAAATGGCGAAAATAAAAACAGTAACAATGAACTCGACGCAAGCAAAAATATACAACAATTTGTTCGAAGACGATCCCACGATTGCGCAAGACTACGCAGCAAAATTAGCAAAGTCTTTGGTGCAAACTAAAAATGCAATAGCAAGCGGAATACTTAATCAAACCTTTAATTCGTTTAATCCTAATAAACGAGAAGCATATATGATGCCTTTGTCCCAGGTCGTCACGCTTTGGCAAGCTAAGCATGGGGATCAGTGGGTTCATGACGACCTTTTACCCATAGTTCAAGAGTCCGCACAATTTTTTCAAGATGCGTATTGGCGCTTAAGAAGAAATGATTTAATGGAAGAAGCTGATGACGGTTGGTATCGCCTTAAGGAAGGTGCGTGATGGCAATCAGTAGACAACAATTACTCACGCAGATACAGCCGGGATTAGCTAAGCTGTTTAATGATGAATACAATAGATACACTAGACAACCGGTTGACATGGATACAACCATAAGAAAAAAATACAACGATGTTAAAAACAAAGCATTTATTGACGTTTCTGTAGACACGTTGTTAGGACTTTGGATGGTACTCTTTCCAACCGGTTTTGCAGAGTTAAAAGACGTTGAATCTATATCCGAAGATATGCGAGATGTTGGTCGTGTGCTAAGAGATGAAGGCATCTTGAAGTTTAACCACAATACTTACATGTACTACATTGCAAAGGAGTTCAGATGAGTATCAAAATATCTGAGCGCTATTCATTTGGATGGACTGACCCAAGGGGCATTGTTAGTGGCGGACATAATGATGTTAATCCTCTTGGGGGTGTGCCAAAGGATATTAGGGCGCTATCTATAAAAGCTTGTCGTGATTTGTGGGAAGTACGCATGGGCGACGCCCCGGTTGAAGTTAAGGTGATAGAAAGTATACCTAAAGAGGATCCACTAAAAGGGATTGCTAGAAAGCTTTTTGAAGCAGATGAACTTATCTATGAAGTAGTGAATCTTCCCGATAGAGTAGGGCGTGTAGAAGTATATAAATTAAAGGCAGAGTATGGAGATAATTGATAACAAAGCGCTTTTGTTTCGTACTCGCACGCCTGAAAAGTACAGCATCATACCTAAGCATAAAGTCGTCAGCGAAGAAGATGGTATATACAATGTAGCCGTCTATTGGGGACTTGATGAAGTACGAGTGCTTAAAAATCTTGGCGTAAAAAACGTACCCGCCCCTATAACCAAACGCTACAACTATCCCGGTCGCTACAAACCTATGGCGCATCAGATAGAGACGGCGGCTTTTTTAACCCTCCATAGACGTGCGTTCTGTTTCAATGAGCCGGGTACAGGTAAAACTTTGTCTGCATTATGGGCGGCTGATTATCTTATGCAAAAAGGTGACGTGCGCAGAGTCTTGGTACTCAGTCCTTTATCTATCATGCAGTCGGCGTGGATGCAAGACATCAGCAACAGTATCCTACACAGATCCGCTATAGTCGCACACCACACAAAAGCCACACGCCGTATAGAAATGATTCAGCAAGATTATGAAATCGTCATTACCAACTACGAAGGCTTGGAACTTATTGCCGAAGAAGTAAAGAACGATGGGCGCTTTGATTTGATTATTGTTGATGAAGCCAACGCATACAAGAACCCATCTACACGCAGATGGAAAGCACTTAACTTTGTTTTAAAACCCGATACATATTTGTGGATGATGACAGGAACCCCTGCTTCACAATCTCCTGTAGATGCGTATGGCTTAGCTAGACTTGTTAATCCAAATGGTGTGCCTAAATTCCAAACTGCATGGCGTGATAGAGTTATGCAGAAAATGACCATGTTTAAATGGGCGCCTAAACCTGATGCCACAAAAATGGTACACGAGGCACTTCAACCCGCTATAAGATTTACAAAGGCGCAATGCTTGGACTTGCCTCCTGTGGTTACAGTCACGCGTGAAGTACCGATGTCTCCGCAACAAGCAAAATACTATAAGATTCTCAAAGAACAATTCATGGTTAAAGCGGCGGGTGAGGTTATCAGCGCAGTCAATGCCGGTGTTGCAGTCAGTAAACTGTTACAAATATCTTGTGGTGCCGCTTACACAGATGACAAAGAAGTTGTTGAGTTTGATGCCAAACCAAGACTAAATGTGCTTGAAGAAATTTTAGAAGAAACAGAACGCAAGGTTATTATTTTTGCGTTGTTCAGATCCAGTATCGACTCTATAATCGCACACCTTACTAAAGCCGGTTATGGCGTGGACACAATTCATGGTGACGTGTCTGCGGGTAAGAGAGCTACGATTATTAAAGACTTTCAAACCACAGATAAAATCAAAGTTCTTGTAATGCAACCGCAAGCTACGGCACACGGGATTACCCTAACCAAAGCAGATACTGTTGTATTTTTCGGACCCCTTATGTCTGTTGAAATGTATACACAATGTATTGCTCGTGCAGATCGTAAAGGACAAGATGCAGAGAAGGTAACTGTGATTCATATAGAGTCAAGCCCTATCGAGAAAAAGCTATTTAAAGCAATGAGTACCAAAGTTAACGATCACGCAATGTTAACTGCTTTATTTGATCACGAAGTAAAAAATAATTAAAAGGAGGTTGTAAAACGAATTTTTATGGTGTAGAATTGTTAAACATTAGACAAAAAGAGGAGAAGAAAAATGAGCGATTCACAGGATGAAGTGTCGGCGATCCCTTTGGATAAGTTGGCAAAAGTGTATAGGAAAATGCAAGCG